AGGACCAAGCTTCACTTATATTTAATTATTGTTATAGGCATTTTGCTGATAACAGTTTTCTTAATGGATTGATTGATACCTATAGGTTTCACAACAAACCTAATATCACAATGAAGGGAGGGACTGTGCTACGTAGAGCCCCATTAGCTCCTTCTAACCAAGGACAAGCTATACGAGGACAACACCCAACAATGTGTATTGTAGACGAAAGTCCTTTGATTGATGATAGATTGTTTGTAGATAATGTAGAACCAGCTATTGTATCTAATAGAGCTCCCTTTATTAACTTAGGTACACCGAAAAGTAAAGAAAACCACATGTGGCGCTATCTATATGATGACGCATATGAACACAGTTTTGAACGAATGGTATTTACATGGAGAGATGCAGTTAAGCCGGGGAGAGCATATTCTGCACCTTATACTGATGATGATATGGCTGAAAAGATGAGGGAATGGGGGGAAGATTCAATATATTGGAGAACAGAATATGAGTGCGAGTTCGTCGAATCGGTCTCGAACATCTTCAATCCCGAATTACTCAAAGGATGTCTCACACGAGGACTTACCTTTGTCGAAGCTGGAACAGCAAATCCTAATTGTGTTGTCGGTGTTGACATTGGTAAATCTGTTAATGGTACTGTTATTAGCGTATGGAGTACATCTAAAGACTCGGATACTAACAGAGCAAATCTTATCTACCTTGAGGAGATATCTCCAAAGTCAGGTGGACATGACATTCCATATCAGCGTAAGCGTATCATGGATATTGCAAGTGATTATGGTGCTGACCGTGTTATTATTGACGCTACGGGTATTGGTGGTGCTATCGAACAAGAAATTAGATTAGCCTGTATAGAACATAAACCTCAAATACACTTTATACCTTTTATATTTACTGGTGGACCACGAGGTAGTAAAACTCAAGTTTACAGAGATTATGTGTCTTATATACAGCAAGGTCTGGTGAGAGTCCCTCATCCAGATGGTTTAGAAGCGCCTCAGGCCAAATTAGTTAATAAATGGCTTAGAGAGCACATAGATTTAGAATATGTTATGGATGCTGCTAATAAAACAGAAAAGATTGCAGCACCAGATGGAAAGCATGATGATTACTGTGATAGTTCTGTTATAGCTTTACACGCATCTTTAGCGATGTTACCTACTGGTTCGTCGTTTGCTAGTGTAAACATACAACAAACTGGACAACGAAGACGTGGAACTGATAAAAGAACTGTTTTTACAACAACTAGACGTTCAGGAAACCTTAATAAAGGCCGTTTAAGCGGTATTTAAAGGCTTTTCGGCGAAAGCTTTATATACTATAATCTACTATATAGTTTTGATAGCCGTGGCTCTAAGTGATTATTGGCCTTTTAATAGGCGCAGTTTTGCAACAAAAGGGACAAACCCTCCATTCTCTAAGGATGACCCTAGAAGTTTTGGTGCAGGTGTTATAAAAAGACTACAATTATCGAACCAACCAGCATTATTTGGAAAAGCAGGAGCAAACGTTAAAGAACCCCAGATAGGCGACAATAGAACTTATATGAATATATATCTATCGGACCCTATAGTAAGAACTTTAATAGACCTGCCTTGTATGTATGCAGCTAAAGATGGATTTGATATTGTAACCGATAATGACGAAGATAGAGAAAATATAGCTGATTTGTTTGATGAAATCAATATGGAGCAACTATTATATACATGGCTACGTAATGGAAGGATATTTGGTACATCTTATTTAGAATGGACTGGAGACAACCTTGTTATAAGGTCTTCTCAGAATATGTTTATTCAAAGAGACCCTAATGGACAAGTAATGTACTATTATCAAGACTTAGGAGACGAGGAGGAGTCAATTAGATTTGAAGAAAATGAGCTTATTTGCTATCGTAACAACCCGTTCGATGATTACGCTTATGGTCTTAGTGACATCCATCCAATTCTTTATCTGGTTGACCTTAAAGATTATGCAGAGCGGGACATCGGTGCTGCTCTCAACAAATACGCTACTAGTAGGTTTGATATTAGCGCTGGACTCCCCGATATGCCTTATGGTCCTGATAAAATTAACGAAATTGTGGACGCATTCAATGCGTTGGAACCCGGCGAAGACATTATTCATGGTAATGATATTACAGTCAAAGAACTACAAGGAACACAAAGAGCTTTTGAATATGGAAAGTATACTGACGATATTCTTAAGAAAATCCATGTAGCACTTAAGGTTCCTATAACTATGTTCGATAAACCAGAACAAGCACGTGCAATTTTCGAGCCATATGTTAGACATTTACAATCTGCGGTGGAAGCTGCTATTAACGCACAGTTGATGCCACAGTTGTTAGGTGGAGATGCAAAGTTTAAATTTAGACAAGTAAATGTAGATGATGCATTCATAAAGGCTAAAACAGATATGATATACCTTTCAGAGGGAGTTCTTTCACCCGGTGAAGTAAGGTCAGAGAGAGGATTGAATCCAGAAGGAGCAGTAGAAATGCAAGACACAGCAGAAAACGTTAACGTTTCTGGAGGAAAAGACCAAGATAAGAAAGAAGAGTCCGCAAGGACAGAAAAACGCGCTGGTAACGAACCAGCTGCAAATCCAACGGGGGATAAGAAAGAATGAGCAAAGAGTACGACTACGAGCGTTGTATTATAGAAGTAGGCCCAACTCTCAAAAAGAGAGGTATAGAGGACTACCAAGAGATTACGGCAAATATGTGTCGTATGAGGGTAGATGAGGGAACTGATAGACAGTTTGCTGAATCTGCCGGGGGCGGACAGGAACACCAGCGCAGTTTTGCGTTGGAACTACAAGAACCTGTTCACACGGATGAATATATAGAATACCCAGTTATCGCTATAACGTCAGGCCCCCACGACGAAGATGGCGACCAAAAGGTCTTTATAGAACCATCCGTATTAAAAAATAGTGTAGAAACATTCACTGAGTTACCAGTTTACTACAATCATCAACGAACCGAGGATGACCTTCTCGGAAAGGCTATCAACCCAGAAATCGTAGAGCTTGAAGGTGGTAAAACGGCAATAAAGATGCTCGCGCAACTTTATAAGAACGCAGCGAATAATAATGGAGTGTTAGAAAAGATTGAAAACGGAGATATGACGCATGTCTCTATCGATTGGTTTTCTAAGGATGTAGACGTTCTAGGAGAACCGTTTGCAATGGACATCCGTCCTATTGAGGTGAGTTTTATTGATAATGAGACTCGAACCCCCGTTTGTGACGCATGTACGATAGATAACGGAAAGGAATGTGACGACCACCGTGAATTCGGTGAAGAGTCAAAACATGGTTCCTGTGGCTGTGGAGGCCACGAAGAGGAATCTTGTGCCTGTGACACACACGGGCGAAACAGCGAGGTAGAAAATATGGCTGAAGAAAAGAACACAGAGATAGTCTCTGAAGCCGCTGTAATCACCGAGCGTGAATTCGCTTCGATGAAACAGCAACTTCAAGAGATGAATGCATCTTATGCTGAATTAGAATCTACGCACAAAGAGACATTAGCTCTCGTTTCGAAATTCCAAGAAGAGGAAGAGGCTCGTGCTGCTGCTGATGCAGAAGCAAGAATCACTACTTTTGTTGATTCAATTATCACAAAAGAAGCCGCTCTAGGAAAACTCGAAGATGAGAACAAGGATGCTCGTGTAGAGGAACTCAAAGCATGGGACGCAATCAAGCTAGAAGGTTTCAGTATCGCAATGGAAGGAGTACCTGTACCAGAAGCAGTTGAAGAACGAACTTTTGGAAAGGGAAAATCCCACGATGCTGAAGAAACTCCAGTAGAAGCCGAGGAAACCCCACGCATGTTTGCGATGGAAAACGGTAGAATCGTATTCAAAGGAGAGGAGAACTAAATATGGCAGTAAAAGGAATATTAGTAAACGATGGGGGAGCCCCAGCACGTATTATGAATTTCACAGCAGACGCCACAATATATGCAGGTGACGCTATTGAGTTAACCGCAACAGGATGTAAAGCAGCAGACGAAGGAGACGTGCAGCCAGCAGGTTTCGCTTTGGTTGATGCAGCAGCAGATGAACCATGTTCAGTAATTACTGGAAGTGGTATAATGCTAAATGCAGCCGTTGATGGTTCAAGCAGCGCAGCATCTATTGGTAGTTTGCTAGGTGTAGGCGAAGATGGTACTATGATTGTTGTAGCAGCAGCTAAAGCAACCGCAGTAGCATTGGAAGCAAAAAGCACAGCGCCCGGAACAACAACTCGATTATTGAGTAAGGTTTTGGTGCTATAAGGAGATTTAAAATATGGTAGCAGCAGGAACAAACCCCGGTTTAGCATCATCACAACTAAGTGATACAGCAAACCGAGTATTAATTGACTACAAAGACGCAATTCAGGACTACAAAGTTACTGAAATGCCTGTAGTATCAATGTTTGCAGAGCGATTCACCACAGATACAGGTGGAGACGTTGACATAACATTTGCAAAACCCTCAATGGGACTTGAGCAAATAGAAGAAGGAGCAACACCAGCTTACCAACACACTGACTTGAGAAACGAACGTGTCTCAGTTAAGGAGTACGGTATTGCAGTAGGTGTTACCCGCAGAATGTTAGAAGATTCACGTTTCTCTGAAATGGAATTGGCTCTCAACGAAGCAAGAAAAGCCGTCGAAAGACATGTAACAAAACACTTTGTATACGCAGTCTTTGGATTGGTAGACGCAACTTTCGGTACAACCGCAATCGCAGCAGCAACAGCTGAGACAGCAATCGAGACTTTCGCAAGTAACCCACACGGTGGTTTCTATGGCGCAAATCCAAGCAGCGGTACCCGATTATACGAATACGGTAACTACGACACAGATGCATTGAACACAATGGGAGGACATTATTTTGCTTCTCAGGATACAAGTGCTTCTGAATCCACCACTGGTGGTAACTTAGAGTTAACCGACATAACCAAAGCAATAGAGTTAATGAGTGCAAAAGGTATGGTCCCAGATACAATTCTGGTATCACCAACTCACTACAAAACTTTATTGAACTTGGCTGATTTCACAGCACCTTTCGGGACAACTGGCACAAGCAGAGAATCCTCAAAGGGCGGATTAGATTATGTCAACGAAACTTCTAACAATGGAGTAGTTGGACAATTATACGGTCTTAACGTAGTTGTCAACCCTTACGTACCTCAAACAAGAGCTGGTATCTTTGACATGAAAGTCAAGCCTGTCGCATATGTCGAAAGGCGTGGCTTAACTGTTGAAGAAGCTAACCCCGGTTTCGGTATAACTGGTTCATACATGTCTATGAGATATGGATTGAAGGTTATACGCCCAGAAGCTGGTGTTATTATCATCTCTGATTAGAGACGCTTAGTTAACATTATAAAATTTGGTCTGGGCGACACCACAGCAAAAGTCGCCCACTCTGAGGTCAACCCATGAGCAAAGTATTTAAACCCACCAAAATAAATAAAAAAGCCACAAAAGATAGTTATGGCTTAGGTAAAGTTACAACTGCAAATTCACGCATGTTAACTTTAGATGATAGGTTACCCTCTAAACAATACATCAAGCAAAGAATTGAAGCAAACGTTAGTGACGAAGCGTTCAGTGGCGACTGGGATGGTGCCTCTGATTCAGCTAATACAACTACGGCTCCTTCAAAGAATGCAGTTTATGATTATATAAGTTCTCTCGCATCTACCTCTGATGTATGGGGAGTAGAGAGTACTGCTTTAGCAGCAGACACAAGGTCACGTAAATCTGGTAATGTCGGTATAGGCAATGCTAGTAGTATGGCCTTTTCTGATATTACACACAAATTAACAGTAGATGGTGACTTAAGAGTAGGAGCTATAGATGGCTCTAATAAAGACATATATCTAGACGATGGAGCTATACTATACAAATATGGCTCTAGTGGTAGCACAGCTATGCTTACGCTAAATAGCTCTACAGGGCATTTGGTGGGTCAAAACTTAGCTATTGGCTCAGTAGCGCCTAGTGTGCCATTAGAGATTAATGTAGCTGAAAGTAGCTCATTATCTACAGCAGATGGTACTGGTTTATTCCAACTTGGTAACGACAGTGGAGCCAATATAGGTATGAACGCTAGTAAGATACAAGCTAGGTCTGGTAGTAGTTCATCTAAATTAAACTTAAACGTAGGAGGAGGTGACATTGACATGGGTAATAACTCAAGTACAATCACTTCTAAGGGTAACTTAGCAGTTGAAGGTAACCTAACAGTTACTGGTACTGCAACTTCGATTTCTACAGAGACTGTTACAGTCTTTGATAATTTTATAGAATTAAATTCTAATTATAATGGTACATCACCCACCGAGAGTGCAGGTATAGAAGTTAACCGTGGTGGTAG